GGCATTACTTGCGCCGGCTTTTTTACTTACATTATTACTTGATGATCGTACTGAACCACTAGGTGTACCAGTAGAGGGGGCAACAGATGAAGCATCGGATGCTTTTGATGCCTCGATTGATGCCTTTTTAACAGCAACATCGATTGGCGGCAAAAGTTTCTCTGCCCATTCTCCAGCTTCTCGAAGCTCTTTGTCTGTCATAGGACGACGACCTGTAGCAACCCTGAACTCTTGATATGTTATCATACCAGAGTTTGCAAGATTAAGAAGATGAGACTCTTCTTTGATAGTGCCTTCTTTATCAATGTCGTTAAACTTGAATATAACAAGGTCTTCTTCGGGGATTAGATATTTTATATCGTATTTGCCCGATTCTACTAAAAGCTCTGTGAATATCTCTTCAGTTATGAAGTTTGCTATTACACGTTGCAAGTCTTCTGATGCTTCTTTTAGGTTTTGAGAAATAATTGAACCGGTTGTTTTACCAGTTGAATCACTCAAACCCAAGTCGGTAGCAGATACGCCGATACCGATCATGACACGTTCGAAGAAATACTTTAAGTAAGTCTCTACACGCAATGCCAATGATTCGGAACCAATTGCTTTTATCTCTACACGTTCTGATGTAACAACACCGCCGTAATCATCTATCTCTCTTAATACACGATTCATTTGAGATACTTCTGACGAACCGTCTTGAAGTATTTTTGCAGGATTGGCATCTGAGCCTACCTTAACGTGTATGATTGGGAATAGACTTTTATAGATGAGTGTTTCTACAGACTCTTCTATTCTTCTAAGTGCAAGTATGTCATCTTTTACCGGTTCCAACGGGGGGGTACCCATTGTGAATCCAGATCTTTTATTATATGTTAGATGACGTACATTTTTACCTTGGAAGATTTTATATTTACCATTACCAAGGTCTTGCTTATATTTAGAGACATATCCTGTATCGGATATAACTCTCTTCATGGATTCAGTAGGAAAATTAAATACCGCCGCGATTGGGTCTAATGATGTATTATTAGCTTCTCGTTGCTCGGCTGTACTGTGCTTCTCATTTCTTACTATTAATACGTATGCATTATGAAATGCTATCATATTATAAGTAAGCTGTTCCAAGAACTCTTCAAAAGACAGTCCTGACACAAACTTAAATTCACGCAGTCTCTGATTTATATAGGCGATATTCTCGTCGTTATGAGAACGAAGAGTAAAACCGTCTTTGAGCATGATTGTTTTCTTACGCTCAAATGCCTTATATACAATTGCTTCTGTATCTATAATACGTGAGTATTCGTATAGGTCATATTCGTGTGAAGCATAGCTTTCCACTTCATAATTATTATACAAAGAATTGCGCGACCCAAAGTAAGACAAGACAGGAGAGGATATACCTCTCCGACCCATTTTCTCTGGAAGGACACCTGAAGAATCAAATATCCTAGAAACCTCGTTGTCAACACCCCTATAATTTGAAGAGACAATTATATTATTTACATCTAGATTCATTAACCATCCCCTAATATATTAAGGATATTATCTACCGTTCCGCATTCCAGAGAGACATTAAGCGACCCAGAATTCAGAGATACACTACCATTAATAATACTATTTGTACCAGTATCAGGCGTGGTGTTTGTCTTGTTTCCAGAAAATGCATCAGTAATATTGTTTTTACTAATATTACTATAAGTTAGAGCGCCAGTATCGTCAACCCTCGGTTTTATTCGATTCGACAATTCTTCCATAAGTTCTTCAGGAATAAAGATAACTTCGTTGTCTAACGGATTATCTGTAGTCGGACTGTATGTATCTATTGTCTCGATTACGCTTCTAATGTGCTCTGGGATTGTCCAGTCTGTGTCAATATCCAACGGAATAACAGGAGTACCATTATTATCATATGTCTGCCTGGTTTCATCGGAATCATCGACTATATTAACAATCCATGGCGATAACTCTGGTGCGTCTTCAGGATTGAAGGAACCAGTCTCATCAATGTATCGTTTTATTATCTTCTCTACAGTTACTGATTCTGTAAAGTCTTTTAGATTACAATTCCAGAATGAAAGATTGTCACTATTGGTACTTGAGTCATCTTTAATAACTACACCAATAGGGTCTCCATCTGAATTAGTAATAATATCTACATCGCTTGCTATTGTATTAGCAATGATGCTCCCAATGTTTTCTATAGTAAGGTCTGTATCTATTGAAGATATATTATCACTACCATATGAGCCTGATGTTGAATTACACAATTTGTCATATGCAGCCTTGCCGGCTTTGAATGAGATGACATATCTAATCAGATTAGCCAGTGCCATTAACTCTGAAGCATTAGACAGGAATTCTGATATACTTAATCCACTTCTTGACGGTTCGCAAGAGAAGTGATTTAACAAGCCACTTAATTCAGTAACTGAATCTTGAAGCGAAGATACTGAGTTATTAATAGTATCTTGTAAGGGTTGGAATATTTGTTCAGCGTATGCTGATACACTTCCTTCCGCCGATTTAACTCTATCTATATATGCCTTGCGTACTTCTTTTATTTTATCTGATATACCCGTATTCCCTTCTACATATTCAGACAGGCCCAATTTGGCCAATTCTGCACCAGATGTTGTTCTTATATTTTCAGGAGTAGGAAGGCTATCAATAATGGTCTGGATTGAATCCAATATACACAATACAGGAGTCAATGCAAAACGTGCAAGGATAGATATATTCTTAACAAGAACTTTGATTATCTCTGCCAGTATTCCACTAATAAATACAGAGATTGTTATTCTTGGTAGATTAATTTTTTGTAATACACGCACCAATGCAGCGAGTATTAATGCTATTAGCTTTAATAAGTCAGGAGTACACAAATAGGATAAAAAGAATCCATACTGACATACACTTGCCTTATTGTATTTGGTAAGGTTTTTGAATTGGTCTAATGATGCTTGTGCATCTGCCAATAAATTAGAAAACAGGCCCGAGAAGTCAAACTTGGGCTTTTCTATTTTACAATTAAAACAGTCGTTACTAAGACTACGCAATACGTTTCTTGCCAATTCATCAGTGGTCTGCTTTGACTCTTCTGATACTTGACTTTCTACGTCTACCTTATCGTCGTCTGTAGTTACATAAGGGTCTGCATCTATTGCCGCGTTTATATAGTCTTGTATTTGATTTTGAAAGTTATCAAACTCTACATATAAGCCAACTGGAAATTGTACTAAACAGGCATTATCCTCTAATGCTTGTGCGAAATGATCAACAATCTGCTGAGCATATGCTTGTGCATAAACACTTGTACCAACATTGGTGCTTATTGTACGACTTACATTTACTGCCATATTAAACCACCGTTGGGACTAGATAAGGAGGAATATTGGGAGTCGCCGATTCTGGTATAACCATAACTCTTCGTTGATGAGGAGTTGCCGACCCTATAATTGATGTGCCTACAATATAGTTATTACCTGCAATATTACTTATTGCACCTGTAGTATTAATATACTTATTTGGCAATGCTGTTTTTTCCCACTGTAATGCTGTGGGTTCTACAGGAGTTAATGTAGGAAACTGTGCACTATTAGATGTTGACCCAGGGCCACCAGCTAATGTAGTTAACGGTGTTGCTGTAGTAGGTCCACCATATGTAGGCGCTATATGTATATGAGGCGTTATACCATGAGTATGCATCGGGACAGGATGTACATGTGGAGGAACATAATGTGTATGAGATTGCAACGCTGCTGACAATTTCGTCATTCTTGTCTCTACACTTTCCATCCATACTAATAAGGCATTGACGAATGTTTCCATGTCCTTATTATTAACCCAGTCTTCTGCACAATACTTATAGATGCGCATATACAGTTCAGCACGTTGTTGAGTTACTATGGTGTTCTGATTCAAGTCACCAAATAAGTCTATCATACCAGTAACTCCTGTGCCTTACCTTTGCCAGCCTCCCGAACAACTCTGATGCACTCAGATATCATATCAAAAGTGATAACAGCTACGCCATCTTTAACGTAGCTGTCTCCGAAAAATCCTCTGATAGCAGTTGTTACTTCAGGATAATCCTGTTCTATAACAGTAACCTTTACGTCGCCTAGTGCTGTTTTAATATCAGACTTGGCCTGCTGTAGCGCATCAATTATTTCGGTGGCTTTCATCGAATTAGTTGTGCTCATAGGATACCTCTACTGGGAATCCTGAAATAGACGTAATATCTGAATTAGCCTTGATGTATACAAATACAGGGACAAGGCTATTAGGAATAATAGGGCCGTCGATTCTTAAAGTATTATAAGATGGCAATTCTTCGAATGTCATCATACTTGGCTGAATAGGGCCTGTTGCAACTTTAATATCAAAGATATCTTCTACTTCGGGACTTCTTATTGGCTTTACGACTAAACTGGTTATCGGTGTTTCTGTACCGGTAACAACATAAACTTTATGAACTACAGAACGATATGAATCTGCACTCAACATATAACCCGACTCTTGAGATATCTCGTATAGAGACTCTGATGTCGGGTCAAAATAACAAAGTCCTAGTTTAAAACCATCTTCTCTGTCGAGAGTGGCTAGATCTATACTCATATTTCATTCCTCTAAAATGTTCTTCTTCTAGGAGGCATTCCGCGCCCCATGCCCTGACCTATGAGTGATCTTCCTTCTGTCAACTTATCAACTCGACTTACTGACGGCTTAATCATCCTTGGTGATCTCATCATACCAGAAGTTCTGCTTCTTAAATCTTCTGTTTGTGCCCTTGGCAAAATTTCAGTAGAAGTATTATAACCCCTGGTATCCGTTCTTTCAATAGGCATTATTTGCACGTCTGACAATCTTCTCTTGTCAAGAATATTGTCGTGTTCCATATGAATAGCAAGGACTGCAAGCATATAAGCATCTAAGTCATGGTCGCCTACTTCTTTACTCTTGGCTTCGTATATCTTTCTACCATTAGAAGTTGTGGTTCTAATAATGTAGTTTTTCATCTGCTTAACGATAGGTAATGACCTTTCTCCAGATAATACTAATCCGCCGACCTCTAGTTCTCGATTGACTGTTTCTACCATGAAGTTTTTGTAATACTTCTTACGTATTTCATTGGTAACTACGTCTCGTAATTCTAGGGTTGATGCAAAGTTTACTGGAACTACTTTATCCAAGTTTAAGTCTGGATGTCCAATAGGTAGGATGCCGTATTGTTCTATAGCCTTGAGTTTAAGCTGTTGAACGTTAGATTCGCCGAATCCTTCATCTACGTATATATGGTCTAGATTGTATTGTCTATTTAACTCTACAATCTTATTTATGGCCGCGACCTGTGTCCAGCCTTCTTTCTGTACGTTATCAAGCCTAGCTATAGATATACGTCCAGTCTTTTTACTTAGACCCGTAATACATATACGTGTACCAACTTTATCTCCATTCCAGTCACATCCAAGGGAAAGTATATAATCATCTCTATTTACGAGATAATCATTTTCATCTGGAAGCTCGAATTTAGCGCAGTTATCAACAAACTCTGGTTGGAATACCACATTGCTATCCAAACCAAACTCTGCTTGAATCTCTTGTACGTAACCTGCTACGTCGGTATTTTTTCTAAAGTCATTATCAAGGCTATCATTATAGTGAGGCAACACAAAGCTAGGATAATGGAATGCTCTAAATTCTTCGGCATGAGATAGCTTATAAAGAATATTCTCACCCATAGGTGTAGATGTACATGTTAATTCTACATCGGGGTTATCCGCAAGAATGGCGATAATAGAGTTATATGACTCTTGGTCTATGAAGTCTGCTTCGTCAAGAATAATCCAGTCGGCACCTTGACCACGGACTGCACCTGCACCACCACTACCTGCTGTAAACGCTCTCATAATAGAACCGTTTTTGAGTATCACCTCATGTACCGGAGCAATACGAGAACTCTCAACCAATGTTGACCATGTACCTACTTCAGAGTTTGTATTCTGAAGAATCTTACGAACATTATCGGCGATTTCTTTTGCCTGAGCGAGGAATGGCGTAACAATAAGAACCTTGTAGTTTTTATTGGTTGTCATTCTTTGCCATATATCAAGTGCAAGATAATATGATTTACCAACACGTCGTCCACATCTAACCACCTTACGGTTTGCTGAACAGCGTATCATCATTTCCTGATACCAACGTTGTTGGAACATTCGCTTAGGATGTCCGATACGTTCTATATCTAGGTTCTTATCTGCATACAAATATGGGTTATATAATGTTTCTATTTGTTCTTTTTCTTCTTCGGAGAATTGATTTAGCACTTCTTCCGGGATATGAGCCTCTACACCTTTTAGTCCGCTACACTTAATGGTTATTTTGCCGTATTTGTCTATTTGTTCTTTTCTGCATAACTCACACATCTTATTGATGTCTTTATTATAGTTCTTGGCGGCTAGATAGTCTTTCCAAGGCATTTCATATAAAGCAGATATAGACGTAGGAATAATAGGAATGGTTTTAGATTTTCCTTCCTCGGCTATCTGTATTATATTGTCTGTCATAATATTCCTTTTAGGACACTAGCCTCATTACCAAGTAGAGAAGCCCTATCATTAAGTGATGATTTAGATAGTTTCTGAAATGCTCTTTGGCGCGAAGTTAATGCTTGTTGTGTATTTACGGAGGTATCTCCTCGGACATCACCACTAAGCATTTTTCTTTTTACGTTATTAATGGCGTTATCTTGAGATGCCATTGATTTTGCTAATTCAAAACCAGCGCCGATACCAAGAGTAGCTAATCCGCCGCCTACTAAACCACCAGCAATACCTACGCCTTGTTTACCAATTGCCCAGCGAGCCATAGCCATCTTACCTGTAGAGGCACCTTTTGGCACTAATGATGTAATGGCATGAGTAGCCTCTTTTGCTACCCTAAATCCATATATACCTGCTGATAAACTAACTGCTGCTGATACTGCTGCTGTGGCTGCATTGTCTGTTAATGTAGACTCTCTTTCACCTGCTAGATAAGGAGATATCTCCATCGCCATATTCATAACACCAAAGACTGGTGCCATACCTGTCATGACTTTATTGAATGCGCCAACTGATGATGAACGAATCACATCTTTTTGGTGCTTCGTCATGATACCGAGGTTATTTGCCACGTCTTGAATAACGCCCTTACCTAATGCAAAGTGTGCTGACCTGTTTAAATGTGGAACAGCACCCATGGCCATATGCATCTCTCGACCACTAACTGCATAGAAAGTATTAGTACCGCCGCCAAATGAAGGCGTAGTGGCTCTAATAACGTCTTTATCGAAGCCTAGATTACGCCTTGCATAATCACTTAGTCTTGATGTACTAGAACCTGCATTTCTTGCTATGGCTTTATCACGTATTTTCTTAGCATCCGTTATATAGTCTACCCTACCAGAATTCTTTGCACTACCAATTCTGTTCATCAGATTATCGAAGTCTCGACCCAGGTCTGCATGACCACCAGTAATACCGGCCCTATTCAGTTCTGCTTTGTTTGTAGCACTATTATATTTAAGTAGGCTTTCTGCATCGAATCCACCCGAAGCCTTTCCATAAGGGCTATTATTTTCAAGTCTTATTTTCTCAAATAAGTTTGATTGACCCTCTGGACTATTTATATAGTCAAAACCGCCATTAATATTCATAGTGTCTTATACTCTCATCTGATTGAGCCTTAGCCCATCCGTATTGTATTCCTGGTCTAGTAGAAGGATTTAGCATATTAAATGTAGAATCATTGTACAATTCAGCTTTTTGGGCATATCTTTCTCTTCTGAATTTCTCTGCCCTTTCCTTACTATCGCCTGTGCTAAGTGCCCATAACATACCGCCACCAGCAATAGCAACTGCCCCGCCTAATGCTATTTTCTTATTCTCTGGAAGAATAGCTCTTAGTATTTCATCGTTATTTCTTGCAGATTCATATTCGGCACTTAATGCAGACAATACCTTTTTAGCGCCACTTCTTTTTCTTTCTACTCTTGGACCGTAGTCATTAGTAGAGAAATCATTTGGGTTAGTAGAGAATAATGTGTCTTTATTATGCTGATTAATGTCTTCTAACTGACTTAATACATCAGGATTTTTAATTCTTTCAATTGCAGGTTCTGAATTACCGGCGATTTCTTCTGCGCGCAACTTCTCCAATATCCTATTTGCCTCGGTATCGCCATTCCTATCCAAGACTTCTTCGTAACGAAGCATTATCTCTTCAGGGTCTGTTATAGCAACACGTCTCTTAAAGGATATGGGTATATTCTGATTTGAAACTGTATCATGAATATCTACTTCTACAATACCAACTTCTTTTCTGACGTTGACTATATTGTTTTGAAGGTTATTAGAGAATCCTATAAGGTTTCTTGCAGCGGCGCTTTCCTTTTGTGCCTTAATATTGGCAGGATTATTTAGATAAGCAAATACTCTCTTATCTTTTTCAGTGAGCTCGCCAGCCTGTATTCTGTCACGCATACCAAGAACTTCTTCGAATATTCTTGACTGCTGTTTAGCATCCGAACCTGCTCCGTGAATCTCTTTCTCACCTAACAATACATGAGACAGTAATTCTACGTTCTTACCTATCTTACTGTAAGACGGGTCAAGGTGCCCTTCCGCAATAGCCTTTGAATACATCGCAGAAGTAAAGTCCATTAACTCGCCTGTTATATATCGGCCAGTTCCTTGAACGTTAGCTACCTCTGCTTGGTAGTTCATGACTATTTTATCATATACGCCATCTATCTCTTTGGCACTCATCCCTTCGACTATAGTAGAACGTAGTCTCGATACTTCAGGAGGTACATACAATTGTCTATTTGAATTAGACTTATATCTCTGAATTGCGGAGAATGTTGTATTAGCCTCTTCGCTTTCTATATGACCTATCCAACGGTTCTCAAAGTTGGTGTTTTGAATAAGAACCATACCGCCATCTATGAAGTTACCTGTTTCGGCTGTATAGCGCGTTTTAGCGGCATTGAATGTCTCGGTAAGGGCCTTACCTACCCCATCGCTCTCGCGGACCATACGGAACGAATCTGACGGTGTATAACCCTGTTTTGTTCGAGTAACATAATCATTCCATACACCAGACTCTTTATAGAACTTATTAGACGTTAATACCTGTTGTTCTCGTTCTGCGTTTGCTGAGAATAATTGTGTTTCTTGTGGGGTGTCTTGACCTGGGATATGAAAGCCTAATGCCCAAATACGAGGCTTGATGCCTTTTTGGTTTAATCCGGGGGCCTTCTCTCCAAATAAATTAGAAGGGTCGAGTCCCGTCGTTTCTATATCGAAAGATATAACTCTATTTTCAAAAGAAGAGAAGGTATTAGCC